ATTAAATATATGAAAAACATACGTTTAATTTGTACCCGCTATATCTGTGGATCTCCAATACTAATCAATAATTGATGTATTGGTACCACAAAAGATGGTTGACCTTCAAAACTATTATTTTTAAAAGATAGGATAGATAATAAAAAATATTCTTATGTATTAACTTTATTAATGTTTAATAGGTGTTTTAAACCTACTAAAACGGAAATGAAGAAATTATACAAAAACATAGATTATCATTCTATCACTGATCTTCCTATAAGTGAATATAAAATTCCGTCTAATTTCATAGAAAACTTTGTACAAAGTTTTAAACTCAATTTATCTAGTGAGTCTATGGAATTCTCAATGAGTGATATTTATTTATCATTCAAAGGAGGACCTCAGGGTAAGGCAACATTAAGTGCTTTGAATAATTTTTATAATTTTAGTTATAATATATTACAAAGATTAATATTACTAACATCTGAGGCGGGAGTTAAATATTTACTTTCTTCTTATAAATTTTGATTTAACCATCAGGATCAAGTTAAGCCAACTAGGCTTAATAAATTCTTAGGAAAAATCTCATTTATCAATGATCCAGAGGCTAAGATAAGAATAGTTGCAATAGTAGATTACTATACACAGCTATTTTCAAAAAAGTTACATGACAATATGTTTAAAATTATATTAAATAATTTTAATAATTGTGATAGAACTTATACTCAGTCTCCTTATCATTGTTGAGAAGATAATAATGAGTCCTTCTGATCATTAGATTTAAGTTCCGCTACTGATAGGTTTCCAAGAGGTCTGCAAATGTCACTGATAGGCCATATGTATAATATGTCCTATGCAAGAGCATGAAGCAAACACCTTGGATCAATTGAATTTGGTATCCCAACTAAAATTGGAAAATCAGTAGAATATCTTAACAGCGTTAAGTATGCCACTGGTCAACCAATGGGAACTTATTCAAGTTGAATATCATTTACACTAGCCCATCATCTTGTAGTGCACTGATGTGCATTCCTAGAGGGACATTCTAATTTTAGTTTTAACCAATATATCATCTTAGGTGATGATATAGTAATTAAAAACGATCAAGTGGCAAAACGCTATTTGAAAGTTATTACTAAATTAGGTGTTAACCTCTCGTTAACGAAAACACATGTATCAAAAGATACATATGAGTTTGCTAAAAGATGAATTAAACACGGGAAAGAGATATCAGGAATTCCTACTAAAGGAATTATTGAAAATATTAAAAATATTAATATAGTATTTTGCATACTATATGAGTATTTTAAAATAAAATCAAACCTATATCTTTCAAAAAGTAATTTGATCGACTCTATCATATTTCTCTACAAAGGTTTATACCTAATTAACAAAAAGGGTAAGAAAATTACTCCAATTAGAAAATTAGAATATAAACGTAGAGACTTAATGAACTTCAGTTCAATTTTAGATATCATTTTCAATTTTGAAAATGATGAAAGAAATCGTAGTATATTTACTAGAAACATTACTAGTGAAATATATATGATTCCACCAAAAGATAGTATATCATCTGAATTAAAAATGATTCTATCTATTGGGCTGTCTAATATTTTAACTGAAAATGTAGGAAGGGTCTCAGCTTTTCAATTTAAGCTTTATGAAAAGTTTGATTGATTAAAGGAAAATCGAAATGAGATGATTAATCATCCCATTTTTGTTGCCCTTTTTAATTATCTCAACAATATCCAAATCAGAACCAAAAAATGAAATGGTTCTGAGGAGATATCAGATCTTATTCAAGATATGAATATCATAGATATTGATAATACATTTAATGAGAAAAAAGAAAAATATTCTAATATTCTCACTATAGGTAAATCTCTTAACAAAGGATTTGCCCAATTAAACCAAACTGAGGAGATAATGTATGGAAGTGCCATAGGTACTTCTTCATTAACCCCAAAGGGTAAACAATTGTGATTTTCTCGTTCAATTAATATTGAAGAGTTAAAAACAATTATGAACCAGGAATGAAAGGCTCCTCCTAAGTTAAATAGTTGAGAAGATATGAAGTGATAGAGGAACTAGAACAAATATAATCTAGCTCGGGAATAACCTCCG